AGTAGTCGATTTGCCAGATTGTCTAGGAAGTTTACAAATAGTAAACCGATTATTATGAAATGTCCCTACCATTTCCTTCTGAAAATCGTAAAGCTTAAATGGAATAAGGCCTAGGTCTAAAGAAATAATTTTAATATATGTCTGTATAAAATACAGAGGATCATTCATACACTTGGCATATTCCTTGACCTCTTCCTGAGTCCACTCTTGAGCAACATTGGCTTTCTTTAGATTAGGATTTCCTAAATATGTTTCCATTTCTAACCTTCTATTAAGAAATTACATGCTATACTTATTCTTATCGCATCTTTAGTTCCAGCACCAACACCATGTTCTAACCAACTTGGAAATATTATTGCTTCCCCCTCATTAAAAGGCCTTTTTCTAATCACATTAGCATATGGTTGTTTCAAATAGTGATGAGACTTATCCATATATTCTAATAATCTAGGGTCTTTAAGATAAAGATTTGCATCCTCTGTTGGTGTAACATAATAGACGCACGACCAACTAGCTTCCTCATGAATATGAGGCAAAGTACATTCACCTTTTCGACTTATGTTAGCCCAACTATTAATCATTCTAATAGAAGCATTATCAACATAAATTTGACCTAATATCTCATTTACACCAATAAGAAGAGATTTTTTCAAATCAGGAAATTCAGAATCGAGTAGGTCTTTATTACTTTGCCACCCACTACCCTGTATAGAATCAAAACGAAAACCTAAACCCTTTTGTTCTCTCTCTAAAATTTTGTTTTTTATTTGTTCATTATCAATATTATTAACTGTAAAAGTATATGTGGTGGTAGGCCACATGTATCTACTTTTTACATTTTCAATTACTTTCATCCTTTAATTTATCCTTTAACATAGTCTGAAGTTCTTTAGTAGAACCAATGAATAATGCATTTGTTACATTCTTAGGTGCATTATTAGGCACCTCTTTTAACTTACGCATCTTCTCTTGCAAATCACCTAGTTTTTCGGTAACTTCTGCGACCTGTTTGATAAGATTTCCAGCAACCTCATATGTTCTTGGATGCTCACTTTCTTTTGCAAGTTCCAATATTCCATCAATCGCAGCTGAACCTTTTTCAACCAAGTTATAAAAATTTTCCCTTTGGTATTCATAGTCTCTTTCTATATCATCCTCATCCTTAACCAAATAGGGTACAACCTCAGAGTTATCAGGTATAATCTTAGGAACAATTTTATCTATAACACCAAGTTCTTTATCAATTCGTAATCTAGAATCTTTCGTCATCATGATTTATTATCATCTTCACCTGTCTCTGGATTATAACCTTGTGCATCTTGGAAGAATGACGTAGTTTCATTAAATCCGAAATCATCATCAGCATCAGCAGTTGAGGGACTTGGAGTAACTTTATATCTCTGTTCCCGTTTTGGTGATTTATCTGGCATGTCTGTATACTGATCAACTTGAACCGTTTTGATTACCTTAGCAGAGGTTACTGGTCCGTACAGATAGAATTTAGTAGTGAATGATAACGTATATATTAATGCTCTACGATTAGTAAAATCACCGTCATAGCTATCTTCATATCCAATACTATTTAAGACAATAGGAACATCTCTAGTAATACCCATATCACTCATATCATTAATAGTTAATGCATAGTCTGGTTGAAAATAAGGAAGAATCTGTTCTACAATTTGCAGAGAGTCATCAGATTGTTTAGCCATTATATACAATTCAAACTCTAAATTATATGGAACAGGCATATATTGAGTGTCTAATTGTTTTGTGTTTGCTCCCTTTACTTTCTTAAATCGTTGAACTCTGCTCATCTTTCTAGTAGCATCATAAGCAAGATTTTTAATTTCAAAACCAATTCTAGGAAGAGTAATTGCAACCTGTTTTGTTAAATCTGCATCTTCACGCAAACGTACTAAAAACTTTTCTCTTGGACCGTATGCAAGAGGAACCTTCATGGTTTGTATTATTGTTCCAGAATTATCCTTACGAACAAGCTGAATATCATTAAACATCGAACCGAAAGAAATAACAATTTTTCGTATTGTTTCGTGATAAAATTGTTGTCCTAGCATTATGAACTACTCCCTACATCCCCAAATGGATTTGATTCACTGAAGTCCAAAATTGTCCTACTCTTGATTTCAAATAGTTCATTTTGAGCTGTTTTATCTTGATCAAAGTCTCCTACTATATAGTCTTCCTGTATCAGATATGCATCATCACCACTATCAGCAGCCTGTTCAAGTAGAATACTTTCACCAACAGAAGTGCTATCACTTTCACCAAGTATGTTATCACCATCTGTTTCTTCAAGTAGTAATCCAGAAGCAACATCGTCATCAGTACCATATTCCAATCTAATATCTTCTGTAACTGCTGAAGACTGTTCCAGAGTAAATTGATATATAAGTGCGTCCTGTGTTTGTTCACTTTCAATCGCATCAATATCTGAAATGCCAGTATCAATAATTTCAGAACTGTAATCGTACAGACGGCATCTCATCTTATAAACTGGATTATTATCTAGTTGATAAAATGGTTCATCGTGATCCACAAAATTAATCTGAAACATCTTATCAAGAACTGGATGATAAATTACATCACCTTCTTGTGGTCTGTCAGAGTCCGTTGCAGCTGTATCCTGTAGGATATAAAAATTATTATCACCAGTGACCGTTGTTAAAGTAGAAGAAGAAGATGACTGATCTATAGTTCCAGCTTCTAATAATATTGAACCGCCAGAACTCGTATCTGTTCCGTCTTGAATTTGTATCTGTCTATCTAATTCTTGAAATCTTTCTTTATTAACAACAAAGGTTGCCTCACTTAAATTCTGCAAACCAAACTGATTCATTAATTCTTTTTCACCAGCAAATCCACCATCAGCATCTTCCATATACATTTCTATGGGATGTTGTGTTCTATATTTGGAAAGAGAATCTTCTCCCCATACTGTATCTTCTGCAACAAGAGTACGATCCATATAATAAACATCATGGCCATAAATCTGTATAGCTTCTTTTATGAGGTCACTATATAAATTTCTTTCAGCTGCAATGGAATGAAGATTGCCTGTATGAAATGCTGTATTAGTTGCCATTCACTTACCCAACCATATAGTTTATAGGCAACTCAAATGCAAGTTGAATCTCTTCCTCAAGTTTATTTTGTTCTTCTAATGCTTGAGTATATAAAGTTTCACCATTCATAGTAACACCACCGAGCATAGTTACACCATTAAACTTGCTAAGATTTGCTCCCCATTGTTTTTTGAGAAGGGCAGTTGTATATCTTTTCAGATAAATGTCATCGTAAATATCTGTGTATGTTGTTGGGTCTAATTTTCGATAACATTCAATAATCATATAGTCAACATCAGCTGTTACATCATTTTCCCAATCCATATCAATATAAAGACGATTTTGATGCTGATTAAAACGAATAGGAGTTTCACCGACAAGAATATGTTCTAGAAAATCAAGATTTTGCATAGTCATTTCGTATTGAATGACGGATGTTGAAGAGAAATCAAAAAGATCATTCAATCGCAATTGATAACGAATATCGAACATACCACCACCACCACCTGTATCGGTAAATGGAAATACTTGCACTACAGACACAACAGAACTTGGAATTGGAATAAAGTTCTTTCCTTCCTTCCAAGTAGCAGTAATTGAATTGTCAGCAGTATCAGTTGCAGTAGTCGATGCGTCAGAACGAGCTCGAGTTACTTCATCAGAAGTTATAAGATGTTTTAGATACATTTTCTCAATACCATCATAATGATACTGAGCAAAATATTGAAGTGCCTCATCTAGACGATCATCAGCCTGATCATCGGATACGTTGATGTCAATAACTCCATACCCAAGTGCTCTGAGGCAGTAACTTTTTAATGTAGCTTTTGTTGAAGGCGTAGCCATACTTTGTATTCCTTTTCTACATATTTATATGTAAACTAACCTCAGTAACCGCCCTCCAAATTATGAATTATTTACCAATAATTGTGTTAGAAGGTGCTTAATCTCATGCATTTCTGATTTAAGATGATTTATTTCTCTGGTTGTGTCTCGTATTTCATCTCTTTGTCTTTGTGCAGATGCAGCACGCTTTTTTGCTTGGTCATATGCATCAACATTACGATTAATAATAGCATGAGATTTACCATCTCTAACTAAATTTGGATGGCCTTCAACCTGTTTATATACTCTTTCCATTTTATGTCCCTAATGCTATACACCTCAATGCTTTAATTCTAGGTGGTTCTGCACAGTTAGTTCCCTGCATAATAATTTTAATCTGAAAAGATATAAACTCTTGCAAAGAAGTTCCAAAACCATCATCATCAATACCGGCGGTATACTCGTATTCTTGAAAATCATTAATAGAAGCAGATGCTGCTACAGTCGCATCAGGAGAACCATCACTATTAAAGTAAGTATAACCCAGATTATCAAAATCTTCAGATTCATCAACCGGCAAAATTTTGTACATCACTTTAATGTCATTTGTAGATGGACGGTGAGCTGCAAATAAAAGTTTTATTCCTGATGCTAAGGTATCCAATGTGACTTGTTTTGTGATATAAATTGCAGCGTTTTCATCACCCTCTGCAGCAAGAGAACCAACATGTCCAGATGTGGGATATACGTCAGATGCTCTGTTTTCATTGTAATTTGGAGCTCCATTGACCGTCGTGAAGACAATTCATTTGTCTCATTAATTGCTGAACATACCATATAAGGAACTTCAAACTTATAATTATCATTTAATGGAAATTTAATTGTCGGAACAAGTTCATCATCTCGCGTATTTTCAAACGAGGTCTGACTACCTGATGGACTTGTTGCTCTAACCACCAAAGCTTCAGCAGTAAGAGAGGTGCCTGGTGTTTCCATCATACCAACAATTGTTGAAAACACATCCATTATTGCATTTTCTGTTGCAACTACAACTGTACCACCAATTGAAGATTGTGCCGTGGTTGATCCATCAACTACAGGAGTTGTAGATAAAGTCAAAGTATAACTATCAATTTCTGGATTTGCAATTGCAGTATGTGTCTTATTAATTTCTGTAAA